CAAGGTGGTTTATATTCATATTTAAGTTCAGCTTCAGTTCTTTATATATCTAGCTCTTCTACTGATGATACAGTAGCAGGTACTGGTGCAAGAACTGTAACCGTTAGTGGGCTAGACAATAATTTTGATGAAAAAGTAGAAACCGTAAGTTTAAATGGTCAAACAGGTGTTGAATTAAATGGCAGCACTTGGTTTAGAGTTAATAGAATTGTGGTAAATACTGCTGGTAGTGGCGGTGCTAACGCTGGTGTTTTATATGTAGGAACAGAAGCAACACCTTCAGGTGGAGTGCCTACCAACAAATACGCTACAGTAGGTATAGGCGATAATCAAACCTTAATGATGACCTATACTATACCTAGAGGATATACTGGCTATGTTACTCAAAAAGATGTATCAGCATCTTCTTCAGCAGGCAAGTTTGCAATTTTAAGTTTAGTAGCTAGACCCTATGGCGGTGTTTTTAATGTAAAAGACAGGGTTTTATCAAGTGAGGGGTATAGTACTATTATGTATCCTTATCCTTTAAAATTTACTGAAAAAACAGATTTAGAAATTAGAGCTCAAGCAGACTCGGCAGGAGGAACAGTTACCGTTTCTGCTGCTTTGGATTTATTATTAATACAAAATAGACCTTATCCTGAGTAATTATGGCAACAAGAAGAAATGTAGGCAGACCAGTAAAACCTAGAAAAGGTAAAGCAAAAGTTAAAGTAACCGCTTCTGGTAAAAAAGTTAGTTACGGTCAAGCAGGGAAAGCCAAGGGTGGCGGTCCAAGAGTAAAACCAGGAACATCTAAAGGTGATTCATATTGCGCTAGAAGTCTTGGTATAAAGAAAAGGTTGCCTAAGAAAAAACAAAACGATCCTAATACTCCAAACAATTTATCAAGAAAAAGATGGAAATGCGTTGGAGCTAAATCAAAAAGAAAGTAATGGCTGAAAACAAAACAAAAAAAGACGCTTGTTATAAAAAAGTAAAAGCCAGATATAAAGTTTGGCCATCTGCATATGCAAGTGGCGCTTTAGTTAAATGCAGAAAAGTTGGCGCCGCTAACTGGGGCAATAAATCAAGACAGAAACTTTCAGGTGGTGGCGTAGCAACTTTTGTAACTCCTAGAGGCTTTAGTAACTTGCTTAAAGGTAAACGTAAACAAACTAAATTAGGATAATGGCAAAAGGCGTAAAACACTATTTAAAAGATGGAACTACCTGGAATGGAAATTACCATAAAATGCCAAATGGAAAGCTTCATACCAATAAAACTCATACTAAAAACAGTAAGCCCCTATTTCATTTTGGCGACTTAAGCAAATCAGCAAAAATAAAGGCAAGAAAACGTGGCTAGTGATAGTTTAAAAAAATGGTTTGATAGAAACGATGGTAAAGGCTGGGTTGATTGTAAAACCGGCAAACCTTGTGGTCGTCAAAAAGGCGAAAAGCGTAAAGGATATCCAGCTTGTAGGCCAACGATGGCTCAATGTACGTCTGCTGCAAAAAAGAAAAAAGGACCTAAGCGTATTAGCTGGAAAGATGGTAGAATAAAAAAAGCATCTGGGGATGTTGTAGAAGCAAGAATAGCCAAAGGATGTGGTAAAGTAATGAATAACAGAAGAAAATTAACAAAATTTTATTAGGAGAAAAAAATGCCAGGACCTTATTCAGAAAAACAAAAAAAAATAGCAAAAATAGCAGAGCCAAGAGATAAACTTACCGGAGCAGATTTTAAAGCTTTGGGAAAGAAAAATAAAAAAGCTTATGGTGGGCCTATTAAAAAAATGAAAAAAGGCGGAGAATATAAGGGCTATGATATAGGAGGAGAAGTTATATCAGGCAACTGTAATAGAAGAAGAGGTCAATACAGTTAAAAATGACAACATCCAGTAGTACAGATTTTGAACCAAACGTAGCTGAGTTTGTAGAAGAAGCATTTGAAAGATGCGGGCTTGAACTTAGGACTGGTTACGATTTAAAAACAGCTCGTAGATCTATCAATCTAATGTTGGCTGAATGGGCTAACCGTGGTTTAAATCAATGGACTATAGAACAAGCAACTCAAACTGTAACGCAAGGAACTGCAAGTTATTCTTTAAATACAAATGTTATTGATGTATTAGACGTTGTTTGCAGAAGAACTGTAAACGGAACTCAAACAGACATATCAATGGATAGATTAAGTAGAAGCGAATACTTAAACATACCAAACAAAACAACTCAAGCTAGACCATCTCAATTTTTTATTGATAAAACTATTACACCCGCTATAAAAGTTTGGCCTGTTCCGGAAAATAGTACAGATGTATTGGTGTTTAATAAGCTGGTAAGAATGGATGATGCCGATGCTGGTACCAATACAATGGATATGCCGTTTAGGTTTTATCCTTGTTTTGCAGCAGGTCTGGCCTATTATATTGCTATGAAAAAAGCTCCAGATAGAGTTGGTTTATTAAAACAGGCTTATGAAGAAGAGTTTGATAGAGCTATGTCAACAGATGAAGACAGAGCATCCTTCAGAATAAGACCTTTTAACAGCGTAGGTTAATATGGCATATGCAAGTGGTAAGTTTGCAAGAGCCTTATGCGACAGATGCGCATTTGAATATCCTTTACATTCTTTAAAAGAAGAATGGAACGGCTTAAAAACTTGTCCAGAATGTTTTGAAACAAAACATCCTCAACTAGAACCACATACAGCTCCAGCTGATCCTCAGGCTTTATATAAACCAAGACCAAATACTGATAAAGAAGTTGGAGAGGGTTTTGTTGTTGTTACTGTATCAAATATATTTTTACCATCGTTTATGAACGATTCTATTATTGGTTCTAATTTTGTAGTTCCTGAAATGACAGGAGCTGTTGGGGAGGTTACAATTACTACAACATGACTTTAGCAGAATTAAAAACACTTATTCAAAACTTTACTGAAAACGAAGAAACTACGTTTGTTAATACGTTAGATGATTTTATTGTAAATGCTGAAGAAAGATTGTTTCACCTAATACAATTAGATTTTTTTAGAAAAAACGTTACTGGTAATTTAACTACTGGCAATACGTATTTAACAGCCCCAAGCGATTTTCAAATGTCATTTTCTTTGGCTGTTATTGATGGTAATGGCGATTACAATTATTTAGAGAAAAAACATACCACTTTTATGCGTGAATATGCTCCAGATCCTACAGATGTTTCTGCTAGAGGACTTCCGCAATACTACGCAGACTTTGATAAAGAATTATCAACAGGATCAGACAACGGCTCTACGCTTATTGTAGCCCCTGTTCCTGATCAAGATTATAACGTAGAGTTACATTATTTATATGAGCC